ATGAAAAGTAATTTGATTTTGCAGTCAGAAAGTCGAGAATTGTTGGGTAGAAATATCTCTGTTATGTCCAAGGACGGGTTTGTGTGTATAACGGAAGTTATGGAGGCTTTAAATGAAAAACGCAAATCTATGGGATTAGAGTCGAGGAGACTTGATCATTTGTTCTCCACAAATGGTTTTCAGGAAAAGATGAAGGCTCTTGTTAAAGAATTGAGTATAAGCAATATATGTACTGTAAGAAATCTTACAGTACAAAATTATGTATTGGAAATCAATAAGATAACTGATCTTAAAAAATACGGCATGGCTTACCGAAGAGGGAAGGGAGAAGGGCAGAAATGGTATGTCAATCCGTATTTTTTTGTTATGGTAGCATTGGAGTTGGATCCAGAAATATATGCCAAGGTGATAATATGGCTACATGATGGATTTATAGAGGACAGGAATGCCGCCGGAGAAGCTTATATCAAAATGAGTTCATCTGTAGCTAGATTGGTTAATGATAAGAGTCAGTTGTCTGATAGGATATCAAGAGTTGCTAAAGCTATTAATTTTATAGTGTTTAATAAACATGAGAGTGGGATAAGAAATATGGCCACAAAGAATCAGTTGAATGATATAGTGGCTATAGAGAATGTTATTACCGGCATTATAGATGGGGGCTTTATAGATACTTATGATAAGCTTATAGACTATCTTGGACATGAATGGAAGAAGAAATGGGGTAATCCTGTTGCGGCTTTAAAATATTAGTATTAAAGAGACTCATCGTTATATAAATGGTGAGTCTCCGTTTTTTTAGATTATCTTTGTGTCAGAACGAAATTAATTAGACATGAGCAAGTATGTAATCAAGAGGAAGATACCTAAATATCAAGAGGCCGGGGAAGTTGGGTCGTATATGCTTGGTAATATGGATGGTATACAAGGGTTAGGTATAGAACCTTTGG